TCGTATCTATTTGAGATAGAACCGATATTAGTTACACCTGCAGAGAATGTTGTTGCATCTTTACCTGGGTTAGCAGAGAATCCGTTCATTGATTCTAAGATAGTTGCCACGTTTGGAGAACATACAACGAAGTTTGCTCCACCTCTCATTGTTAATTGGTGAATCTTGTTAGAAACTTTTTGTAATTTAATACCTAAAGTCTGGAACCAAGTATTCTTTTGGTATGCACCAGAAGAAACTGCATCAGAATCTACAGAGAATCCTGCACCATTCCAATCGTATCCAACTTTTGCTGACCAAAATTCAGTTGTAAAAGCGTTTTGTTGTAACATTTCTAAGATTTCTAAGTCGATTTCTAAAGAGATGTACTCACTTAACATTTGAGTCAATTCAGCTTCTGCATCTACAGAGTGGTATGCGTTCAAATCTTGTGCCAATTCAGGAGTCCAAATTGCTTTTAACTTACGAGTCTTAGCAACGATTGGTTCTGATTTCAATTCTAATTCAATCTCTGGGATTGCTAAGTTAGAACCTCTATCTTCAAAATCTCCACGAGTGATATCAGTAGGTTGTACATGATATGCTAAAGATACACCAAGATTTGCTAAGTTACTTAAACCGGTTGCAGTTGCAACAAATTCAACGTTAGAACCATTCTTAGTTGTATATTGTGGGTAGAAAGTTACAGAACCAGTAGTTGTTGTTGGTTCGAAAGCTCTAATACCATTAAAATCAGCATCAGCTGGTAATGCTACTACAACTTTTTTCAAAGTGTTAGCTGCATAAGATGCAGAAACTGTTGCGTTTGAAAAATCATAATCAATATCTCCTAAAGATGCTGATGCAAAAGTTGCAGCAATACCAGCAGTTGCGTTATTGATTGTGTATCCAAATCTACCTGCACCATACAAACCACCTTCAGCTACTTGAGTTGAACCTAATTTGTTACCTGCTGGTGATTGTGAATCTTTACCAAAAACTCCACCATTACCGAATAAAGATGAACCAGAGAAATCTGGGTTACCTGCTGCTGCAGTACCATATTTGAAGTCCATGTAGAATATAAGACCTGAAGGTAAGTTCATTGGTTGAACTGAAACGAATTCTTTCGCTGCAATAGAACCGAAGATTCTTCTTACCAAAGGTAATGCTACACCAGCCCACTCTTCAGAACCTGAAGATGTACCTGTACGAGTTGCCTCATCTAATAATTGTTTTGCTTGGTTTTCTAACATTACTGCCATACCATGCTTGGTTGTATCAGAACCTGCGTTCTCTAACAAACCTGTTTTTTCCCATTTAGCTTTCAAACCACGAGTTTGCTCAAGCATTACGCTTTGTGGGTTCGCGCCGTTCATTAATTTTTTTAAGTCCATTTTGGATTAATTTATTTTTTTTGTTAATTACTTAATAATACCTGCTAATTTCTTAAATCTATCAGAAATTTGAGCTGATTCAGAGATTACTGTTCTAGCTACTGCTGGCTTAGTAGATTTAACTACTTTACTAGCGATTCCTTCTTTGATTGTTTTCTTAGCGTTTTTGTTAATTGAAGTGTATTTGAAGTTCTCTGCTAATGTAGAGAATACCAATTTAACCTCTCTTACCGATTTTGTTCTATCTAACGTTTCGATAACTTTAATTTTTTGTTCGTTAGTCATATTATGAGCTCTGAACAATTTGTTAGCGAATAATAATTTTGCGTTTAACAAATTTACTTCGTTGATAGTTCTTTGTAATGATTTGATAGTGTTGTAAGCTTCTTCGATTTCCTTGTCTTTTTCGGTTTCTTCAGCTTCATCCATTTTCTCTTCATCGCCTTTCATATCAGCTTCCATTTCTCTTAAAATTTCTTCTAAGTCAACTTCGTCTGAGTCTGCTTCTTCATTAGTTACAACTACTTTAGGTGTTTCTCCTTTATCAGTACCTGCTTCAGAACCATCTGCTAAGTTTTCGTTAGCTGCGTATGGATTTTCTTCTTCAGATTCTTCTTCGGATACCTCTTCGTCATCTCCTAATTGAGCTTCTAATTCTCTGATGATTGCTTCTAAGTCCATGTCATCTTCTGATTCCTCATCAGCTTCCATGTCCATTGAATCACCACCCATTTCAGAATCCATGCCCATGTCATCCATGCCCATTTCATCTTCACCTTCTGCTTGTGCGAAAGGATTTTCTTCTTCTGAACCTGCTTCACCTTCTAATTCTGCTAATCTCGCTTTCAATTCTGCGATTTCAGCATCTTTTTCAGATGGTTCTGATTCCATACCCTCTTCTTCGTTGATGTCTGCTACTTTTTTGTAGTCGTCAACTTGTGCACCTGGCTCACCAGATGTTGTTTCAGTTGAACCGGCTTCAAATTCGGTATGTGCATCCAAAGTAGGATTAGATGTGCCTGAACCGATTCCTGTTGAATCTAGTTCTTCATCTACTTGCTCTTCATCGCCTTCCATTTCAGCTTCAGCTCTTAACTTTTGAGTTAACATAGACTGTAGTCTTGGTGTAAAGGCTTCTTCTAAAGCAAGCTTTGCGTTAGCTAATGCAGTTTCTTTAACCGCTTTAGCATCGGCGATTGCTTCTTTCAATAATTTTGAATTTGCCATTTTTAAATGATTTTTGTTCCTGTGAAGTTATTGTAATTGTGGAACTTCAATGATATTTTGCTGGTTGTTCGTTCACACCTTATAGAGAAGGGTATTCATTAACCAACTAATTGTAATAAAAAAAATCCTATATAAGATAGGATATTCAGAAATAAATATATAAATTTTTTAGAAAACTAAAGAAATCAACTATTTTTATTAAAATAATTTTGTAATTTCTCTTTATGTACTGCATTTAACTTTTGAATTCTCTTAGAAACAGATAGTTTTTCAAATTCTTTTCTACTTCTAAGTTGTTCTATTTGCTTAACGCTTTTTACTTTATTTTTGTAAACTTTTAGTGCTCTTTCGATGTTTCCATCTTTTACATCAACAATCAACATAACTTTTAATGTTTGTGATGTCCTCCACAACCACAATCGTGATGTTTATTACATCCACAATTTGATTTACTCTCTCTTAAACCCAATCTCTGTCTCATAACATCTTCAGATACATCTGCTATTTCAAAATATCTATTTAATACATGTCCCATATCTTCATATAGTGCTTCCATTCTTTGTTCTTGTGCTTTTGCTTCCATTGATTCCGTTTGGAACTTCTCATGTAATGCTTTCAACTCTTTCATATTTCGTTTGATGGTAACTCTATCAAACCAATCACCACCTTCTCTCAAAGTATATTCTTGTGCTGCATCGGCAATACCACCCAATGTTTCAGCAATAGTTCTAATATCAGATTTTCTATTCATTTGTTCGCCAAACTGGCCAAATGTAGAAATAATTTCTAAGAAATGTTTTTTGATTTCAGTAGGAAGTTGTTGTAACTTATCTTCCTCATTTAGTAAATCTTTTAACCTTATCATATGCTATTTTTTTAAAATATCGTTTTTCTTAATTTTTGTAATAGCCTGCATTAATTGAGATTTATCCATACCTAATGCATCAATTATTTTAGCAATTACCAACTGCTCTTTTTTCTTTGTTAAATTGTACCCTTTAATTTGAGTAATCAATCTTTCTAAAAATCTATCTACTTGTGCTGGTAAATTTGTATCCATATCATCAATGGATTCTTTAACATTAATTTGTCTACCAGGTATTAAATTTATTAACTTTGCCATATTAGTTTAATTCTATTATAATTTCTCTCATTAAATCTTGTGAACGACACCATTTTCCACATTCTTCTGCAGCTTTAGCCCATTGCTTTGATTCATTCATTGGTGCCATAAATGCGCCATGCGTAGATGGGTTTGATACAAAATCCCATCCTACCAATTCAAAGTCCTCCTGAACCATTACAGTCCCGTCTGATAACTCTTTAACCGAACCTAGTCCTCTCGATGAAATTCCTAAACGAATATTGTTTTTTAATAGTTCTCTAAGGATATTTCCAGATGGAGTTGAAAGTATTTCTACTGTACCAACCACATCATCTCCATCCCAACCTATTTCTCTAATATTATGAGATACATTCTTTAAATTAATAACCGGAGAGTCTGGATGGTCTAATTCACCCAATGCTCTTCTTTCTTTAATAAGTTGTTCGTATTTCTTACACTCTCTTTCTAATATGTCTTTAGGATATCTTCTATTATTTTGATTTGGAGCACCTGCTCTTTGTAGGATTCCCTTAACTAAATAAGTTCCGTTATCTTGTTCTACAAGCTTAGCTTCAAACAAATGGGTCTCTATTAATAATCCTTTATTCATTTATTTTATATCTTTTTTTACCTTCTCTGCTGCTTTTCCGGTTAATCCTTTATCTTCCCACGCTTTTATTAACGCAGTTTTTAAATAATTTTTTAATTCAGTTTCATCTAACTCACCATTTGTACTATCACTCATTTTTGTAATTTGAGTTTGTACATACCCCATTTTCACTATTCTATCCGCAACTCCGTTATTTATGCCATCGTTGCTATCTAATAATTTAGCTATATCATTCATAGCTTGTTTATTATTAGATATTGATTCTAATATTTTGGCAACGGCTTTTTTATAGTTTTCGTTACCATTTATATAGTTTCCTACTTTCTTAGCCAATTCATAAATAAAGTAGATAACTACTTTACCCAATATAGCTAATGTTATAGTTGCAAGTATTCCTTCAACTACACCTTCGTTAACTACTTTTTTTTTTGAGCCCCTTCATTTTTGGCTCTCAATTTAGCTAAATCAGAACCTTCAATCTCACCATCACCATCTACATCAATTTTCTTTTGACCGGCAGTTAATTCAGCCTCATTATATCCTCTCAATTTTCCTTCTGATTTTGCTTTGTAAGCAGTATCTACGGCATTGAAGAATTTTTTCTTTTCATCATCACCCATTGAATT